AAAGAATTTATAATGCAATAGATTTAGCAGAAGCAAAAGCAATAGCATTAGAAGAAATGCGAATTATAAGTGATGATAATGAAATAGAAGAAGACAAAATAAAAGAGTTAGCTAAGAACGTTGAAAATCATAACTAACTCAATAAATAAACATTAATAAATTAACTATCTTTATATTATCATAAATATAAAGATAATGCAAGAAAAAAATAAAAAATAGGAGAAATTAAAGATGGCGAGGAAACGAATGATAGATCCTTCTATGTGGATAAATGAAGATTTTGGTACATTATCAACATTAGGAAAATTAGTATTTATAGGTTTGTTTTCAAATGCCGATGATGAAGGTAGAGGAAAAGCGAACCCAGCATTTATTAAGGCTGTCCTTTTTCCTTACAATGATGATTTAAGAATTGCCGATATTGAAAAGACCTTATTTGAAATAAGCTCTAAGATGTCCGTAATCTTTTACTCTTGTAACGAAAATAAGTATTACACCCTTATTAGCTGGAGCAATTTCCAAAAAATAGACAAGCCTAAAGCAAGCCAAATACCAAAATATGATGAAAACAATCCAGCTATTCGACGACTATTCGACGAGCATTCGACGACTGTTCGACGACATGTCGTCCCTAATAGAATAGAAAAGAATAGAATGGAAATAGAAAAGAATAAGAATAGAAATAAAAAAGAATTTGTGCCTCCAAAGTTAGAAGAAGTTGAAAACTACACGAAAGAAAAAAATTTGAAGGTAAATGCTAAAGACTTTTTCGAGTATTTTGAAGCAGGAAATTGGATTGACAGTAAAGGAAAACAAGTAAAAAATTGGAAGCAAAAGATATTAACATGGAATAGTTTTAATGAAAGTAAGGAGGGACAGATTGGAAGAAATACAAAGGATAGTAAAAGTAGCAGATATAAAGAAATTGATTTACAGCAAAATAGAGCAACAAAAACAAGAAAAGAAATTGATGACAGCGACCTTATATGAATGTGAAAAGTGCAAGGATACAGGAATTATATATAATGCAAAAACAAATTCTGCAAGAATTTGCGAGTGTGAAGAAAGAAGAAGATATCAAGAGCTACTTAAAAAGAGTGGAATAAGTAAAAATTTTCAAAAAATTGGATTTAAAGAATTTGTAGCAAAAACACAATTTCAAAAACTTGCAAAATCTATTGCTATTGAGTATGTAAAAATTTTTGAAAATATAGAAAGTAAAAGACAGAATAGTATAGCTTTTTTAGGTAATTGTGGAGCAGGAAAAACACATTTAAGTATAGCGATAGCGAATAATTTAATGTCAAAAAATATTGGAGTTTTGTATATGGCATATAGAGAAGAAGTAACAAGGATAAAGCAAATAATAACAGATGATGAAGAGTATGCAAAAACAATGAATAGATATAAAAATGCAAGAGTTCTGCTGATAGATGATTTTGCAAAAGGAAAGACAACAGAAAGCGATATAAATATTATGTTTGAAATAATTAATTTTAGATATTTGAATAATAAACCTGTAATTTTATCTAGTGAGTTGATACAAAACCAATTACTTGATTTTGATGAAGCAACTGGAAGTAGAATAATAGAAATGTGTAGAGGTCGAATAGTTGAAGTAATTGGATTAGAGAATAATTATAGATTGAAAAAGGAGTGAATTTATGGGATGGAATGCAAAACATAATTGTTCTAATTGCGAATTTAGAATAGACCAGATTAATTATAGAAATGACGAAATCCCAATGTGTATCTTAGATAATAGACAGGTAGGTTTATTAGAAAATTGTGAAAAATATGTAGAGAAAACAGGAAGACACTTTACTACTTGAGAGGAGGCTGTTTGTATGAATTTCGTTGAACCAATTAGAGATAAAACAGTTGTAGAAGATATATATATTGATTTAAATAAAAAAAATAAAAGAGATGCTTTGCTATTTATGTTAGGGTTGCATACAGGGTTAAGAATTTCAGACATTTTGAAATTTAAAATACGAGATTTAATGAAAACGTATTATAACATTCGAGAGCAAAAGACAGGCAAACAGAAGAGCTATGAATGGAATCCATATTTAAAAAGAATAATTGATGAATATGTAGAGGGCAAAGATCCAGATGAATATGCGTTTAGAAGTAGACAAACGTTGAAACCAATTACTAGACAGAGAGCATATCAGATAATAAAGCAAGTATGTGAAAAACATGGTATTCACAATGCAGGAACACATACATTAAGAAAAACTTTTGGATATTTTATTTATATAGAAAGTGGTAAAGATGTTTCAATGGTAATGGATATTTTAAATCATTCAAATCAAGAAACGACTTTGAGATATATCGGAATAACACAATTAAGAAATAATAAAAAAATGCAACAATTAAAATTTTTTAATATAAAAAAATAGTATAGTTTTACATATTTAGAAAAAGTAAACTCAATGAAAACATTTTTTTGAAATGTATGTGGCAGTAGTAAAAGATAAAATCGCATGAGTTTAACAAAATATAAGATATGTAAAACTTAAACAAAAAAGTGAGAAACACAGAAAAAAAGAAAGGAAAAGAGAGAAAACGATAGATAAATATATAAATTTGAATGGCAAATGTAGTACATGTTTTGGATGTAATGAATTAGAAAATATGTTTTTTAAAGGGAAATATGAATGTGATAATTACATATCAGTAAATGAAGAAGAAATAGGTAGAAATATTTTTGTTGGGAAACAAATGAGAATAAGTGAGGTCAAGGAAAATGAAAGTAATAGAAAAAGCTATAAATAATGAAAAACAAAAAGAAAGAGAGTTAAAGAGAATGCTAAAAATACAAACAATACTAATAATTATTGTAGCATTAATATTTTTGATAGTGAGCTTTAAAGCGATGAAAATATCAATAGAATATGAAGCATTAAAACAAGAAAAAGAAAATTTAGAAATATTAGTAGAAGCACAACAAGAAAGAATAAAATTAGAGAATTAAAAAATAGGAGGAAAATATTATGAAAAAAATAAAAAAGATTATTTTAATAGGAATTATATTAGCAGGAATAGTGTTATTAGCAGGATGTGGAAACAAAGATATGTTTGATACTAATTATACATACACAAAAGCTATAACATATATAGGAAATGAGAGAATGGAAATAAATATAAGGCAATGGAGCGATTATGATGGAGAACAAATACAAATTATAGGACAAGATGGAAAAATATATTTAGTATCAAGTTTTAACACAATTTTAATTAGAGAATAGAGGAGGAAAAATGGAAATAGAAACAGGAGAGTATGTAAGAACTTATTTTGGAGAAATTGGAAAATGCATTGATAAATCTTTTGAAAGTTGTGTAATTGATTTTAACAAAGAAGAGCATGAAGAGTTTTTTGAAGATGAATTTGAAGAAGAAATAAAAAACCACAGCAAAAACATAATAGATTTAATAGAAGCAGGCGACTTCGTAAATGGCTATAAAGTATTAGAAATAACAAATAGTATTTATGAAAGTTCAAAAAGAATATTAGTTTATAGAAATGAAAAAGAAAGCTATGAAAGATGGATTTATATACAGGAATATAACGGAAAAATACATACTCAAGATGATATAGTATCAATAGTAACAAAAGAACAGTTTGAGCAAGTAGAATATGTAGTGGAGGAATGAAAATGAGTTCAGGTGAATTTTATTTATTTTTAAACGGTAAATTGTGGGAATTAAAATGGTGTCAGTATGATTATTTTGCAACACAAGATATATTAAAAGAAATAGAATATGCTAGAGGAGCAGTAAGAGTATAAGCAAGTAGAATATGTAATAGAGGAGAGAGAAAATGAACAAGCAAGAATTAATAGAATTTATTGAAATACTAGATAGAAATGAAGTACATATAGAAAATGGACGGGAAAATATTAGCATTTATAAAGTATGCTGATTTAGATAGATTTACACAAATACTAGGAATAGATAGTGAAAATTGTGTGAATTGCATATTAAGAAATGAATGTGCAGTAGTAAATTTAATAGATATTGACACTTTAGATTGTGAAGAAATAGAACTTATCGAAAATAGATATAAAACAAAGGAGTGATAAAATGACAGAACATATAGTAAGTAGTGCAATAGTAGATGATACAGTATGTGCAATAAAATTTTGTGAAATAGAAGAGGATTGCACACACAAAAAAATGATGAAGTGTATAAAACAATATTTTGAAAAGAAAGTTACTTGCATTGACTTGCATTGACTTGCACTGACTAGTAATTGACTAGTTGAGAAAAAGGAGGAATAAAAAAATGCTTAAAATAAAAGATAATGTAGATTTAAAAGAATTAGAAAAGTTTGGGTTTTGTAATGAAGTAGGTTACTTACAAAAAGATGATACTTGTATTACTTATTATATAAATAAAGATACAAAAAGAATAGAAATATATATCGGTTGCGGAGAAGAATGTATTGTAGATAATACATTATATGACTTAATTCAAGCAAGTTTAGTAGAAAAAATCAATTAATAAAATCAAAGGGAAATGTACAGATAAAGAATGGGATTCTTGTAGAGTTGAAAAAATGGGCTGTGAACGGATGCTTTTATAACAAAGATAAAATGAATATAGAAGAAGCTAAAGAACAATTACAATCATGGATTAATTATATGAAAAATAATAAAGAGAAAGTAAATAAAGCAGATTTAATAATAAATTGTTTAGAAACAGTATTACAAGAATTAGATAATAGTATAAGCAAAGATAAAGTAAAAGAAAAGATAGAAGAATTTAACAATAAATTAAATATTAGAGGAGAAAGACAGAATGGAAGAACATATGCTATATATGGAAAAAACGAATTATTAGAAACAAAGGAGTAAAAATGTTAGATGAAGCAATAGAACTAATAAAAAAACAAATAAATATGTATGAAATACAATATCAGAATATATCAACTAGTGTAAGAAGAATAGAGAGTGAAGAAATCATCAAGAGAAAAATGATAAAAGAGGTAAAAATAAGAGAATACATATTGAAAATTTTAAAACAGAAGAAGGAGGAAAAATAAGAATGTCAAGAAAAAAAAGAATTTTAACAGAAGAAGAAAAAGCGAAGATAATAGAGGCAAAAAAAGAATTAAAAAATTACAAGCATGATATAAAGTATATAAACGAAAAAATAGATGATACAGAAGAAACAAAAGCAAAATTAGAGAAGATTACGGCATCGTGGTTACAAACCAAGACAAATAGTTCAAATGAAAGTCCAGATAAATTTGCAGATGTAATAAGTGACGTAGAAGATTTAAAAATAGAATGTAAAGATAGACTACAAGCATTAATGCTAAAAAAGATTGATATTGATAATAAAATAGATTCAATGAAATATCCATATAAAACACTATTGTATCTTAGATATGTTAGATGCAAAGGTTGGGTAGATATAGCATCGGAATTAGATTATTCGCTGAGACAAGTTCATTATTTACATGGAGATGCTTTGTATGAATATTCAAAAATATAAAAAGGTTGCACTAAATTTCATTGAAGTGCACTAAAAAAATGTGATATTATTATAATAGCAAATCTAAAAATTGATAAAAAATAATTAAATTTTGTAAAAATAGAATAATATAATAAAAAATATCATATAATATTTATAGAAACTATTTATAAAACAAAAGGAGGGCTATTAAGGTCTAAAAATAAAATATACATAAAATTTAATTATTTTAAATGGGAAGCATACAGTAGATGATACACATCTCTTTCAAACTAAAAAAATGAAGGAGGTGGAGAGTAAGGAAAAAGAAAAGAAGAGCAAAGAAAAAAATAATACAAAAGATAATAATAGGAATAACTGTGACAATGATATTAGTTGTTACAATAAAACTAAAGATAAAAATAAATGTAAATTTGGAATTAAATATAAATTACACAAAAAATATAACGATATAAATAGATTAGAGCTTATCAAAAGATAGGCTCTTTTATTATGCAAAGGAGAATGAAAATGGCAGGTAGTAGAATAGCACAAGAAATAGATAGAGAATATAGAATAAAACAATTTTATAAAAATAAAAAAGTAAGACAACAAAAATGCAAAGATAAAAATTGTGAAGAATGTAGGTTTAAATCGATTTGTACAAGCTATGGGGAGTGATGTAATGGGAAATGAAGATGAAAAGCAAATTAGAGTGAGTAAAAATCGAAAATATAAGAATGCAGAAGAAATGAAAGTAGTAATAGATGATTATTTTAATATGTGTAATGATAATAGACGTCCATATACTGTTTCAGGGCTTGCTAGACATTTAGGATTAACAAGAAAAACTTTATTAGAGTATCAGAATAAATATGAAGGGGAGTATGCTGAACTTATAGAAGATGCAAAAACTAGAATAGAGGAATTTGTTGAATCATGTTTGTTTAAGAATGGTATAGCGACGGGGACAATTTTTAATTTAAAGAATAATTTTGGTTGGAATGATAAACAGGAAGTTGAGCATTCTGGCGATGTTAATGTAAAATTAGAGGATTTAATATGAAATATAGTGCTGATGAATTAATTTTTAAAAGAAAAGAACATTGGAATGAAAAACATAGCATAATGCAAGATAAAAAATTAAGACAAGCTATAGCAAATGAGATTATTCAAAATGAAACTTTAAGAAATGAAATACAAGAGTATCCAGAGAAGCTTATTGAGCTTCTTTTTATTGTTGTAGATAAAGATAAGAATTTAATACCATTCTTCTTGAATGAAGTGCAAAATGATTTTATACAAAATGTTTTAAATAAAGCAAAAGAAGATTATAAAAATAAAGTAATTGCAGATATATCAATATTAATTTTGAAAGGAAGGCAACAAGGATTTACAACAGTTATTACAGCTTATCAGTTAGCTTGTTCATTAACTCAAAGAAATTTTGAAGGAATTACACTTGCAGATGAGTCTAGTAATACAGAAGCTATTTTTCAAAATAAAGCCAAATATGTTTATAATCAGTTGCCAGAAGTGATAAAACCTACTGAAAAATTTAATAATAAGAGGCAAATGTTGTTTGAAAAATTAAATAGTAGTTGGTCAGCAGATATTGCAACAAAAGATGTAGGAAGGTCAAGAACTATAAATTTTCTTCATGGTTCTGAAGCTGCTTTTTGGAGAGATGGAATATCAAAGATATTAGCTGGTTTAGGAGAGGCTCTTACAAAAAGTTCAATAAAGATATATGAAACTACGGCAAATGGATTTAATGATTTTCGTGAAATGTGGAAATCTGGCGAATATATTAATGTGTTTTATGAATGGTGGAGAACAGCAGAATATAGAATAGAATTTGCAAGTAAACAGACTAAAGATAATTTTTTGGAAAGAGTTGAAAAAAGGGAAGATTGGATTTATGAAAGGTTAAGGTGGCTTAAGTATGTAAAAAAATTAGAAGATGAACAGTTATGGTGGTATTATTTAAAATATAAGAAAATGTTAGATAAGGATTTAATTAAACAAGAATATCCATGTATACCAGATGAAGCATTTTTGACAAGTGGTAATTGTGTATTTGATACAGATAGAATTGTAACGAGAATAGATGAAGCACCTAAGGCAATAAAAACTGGGTATTTTGAATATGATTATGATGATGCTCTACCAGCTTTTGGTACAATTAATCCTGTAACAGACAGAGTTTATGAAAAAAGTAAAATATCTAATATTAAATGGGTTAATGATCCTAATGGTTATATAAAAATATATCATTTACCAAATACACCAAAAGTAACTAAGTATGGAATTGGTGGTGATACAGCAGGAGAAGGTTCAGACTTCTTTACAGGACATGTATTAGATGCTAAAACAGGAGTTCAAGTTGCAGTTTTAAAACATCAGATGGATGCCGATTTATATTCAAAGCAAATGTATTGTTTGGGAATGTACTATAAACAGGCTTTAATTGGAATAGAAAGTAATTTTGATAGTTTTCCTATTAAAGAGCTAGTAAGGCTAGGTTATCCTAATTTATATATCAGAGAAAGGGAAGATAGGAATACAGGTATATATGAGAAATCTTATGGTTTTAGGACTACAAGTGTGACAAGACCAGTTATAATATCTAAACTAATACAAATAGTTAGAGATGAAATTGAGCTTATAAATGATATAGATACATTAAAAGAAATGTTAGTCTTTATAAAGAATGAAAAGGGCAGGGCAGAAGCACAAGAAGGGGAGCATGATGATTTAGTAATGGGACTTGCTATAGCATATAGAATAATAGAACAGATAGTATTTATGGAGGAAGATATAATAGTAGAAAATGCTCCACAATTTGATTTTGAAAAAGAGGAAAGTTTTAGTGATTATGGAGAGGAAATAACTGTAATTTAGGAGGAAAAGATGAGTTTAACAGAATTTTTTTTAATTATATTATGTATTCAAATTTCAAACATTTTTATGTTTGTTTTTTTTATGTTTGTAATAAATGGAAGAAAAGTAAGAATAAATCCAATACAACTATATAGAGAGCATAAAGAAATTGAAGAAGAAAGTGAGAAAGAGAAATTAAAAGAAAAACAGATATTAGAGTCAATAGAGAATATCGATAATTATAATGGAACTGAGTTTGGTCAGAAAGAAATTACAAGATATTTATAGGAGGAATCAATGGATATAAAGGAATTACAAGAAACTGAGGTATGGGCTTTGTATCAACAGGGACAAGATTTTATGAGAATGAAAAATATGTATACGCAAACGGATTTGAATTTTCGTATGTTTAATGGAAATCAAAATGAAGGATTAAAAGTAGAAGGCATAGAGCCAATACAATTAAATTATATTAAGCCAATAGTACGTTATAAGGTAGGTGTAGCAATAGAATATTTGTGGGCAATAGTATATTCTAGTGCTAATACAGAGAATAGAGAATTTCAAGGAACTTCTGAAAAAGTATGTGGATTATTGAATAAAAAAGTTGCAAAGGTATGGGAAAGAGAATATTTTGATAAAAAAATTCAAAAGATTTGTAAAAACGCAGCAATAAATGGAGAATGTGTTTGCTATATGGAATATAACAAAAAAAGATTAACTCCAAAATTAAAAGTATTATCAAAAGTAGATGTATACTATGGTAATGAGAATAACGATGAGATAGAGGAACAACCATATATACTAATAAAACAAAGGGTTTCTGTAATAGAAGCAAGGAAAATAGCAAAAGAAAACAATGTAGTAGAAGAGCAGATGGAATTAATATGTGGAGATGGAGAAACGTTTGAGGAAAGCGGAGAAGATGCAAAACTAGAAAAAGACGATATGGTAACAATAGTTACAAAGTTGTACAAAAAAGATGGAAAAGTATATATGTCAAAAGCTACAAGATATGTAGAAATAAAGAAGGAAACCAATACTGGTCTTTCTTTATATCCAGTTTTTCACTTGATTTGGGAGGAAAAAGAAGGGTCAGCAAGAGGAACAGGAGAAGTAGAACCATTAATACCAAACCAGTTAGAAGTTAACAAAACGCTTATGAGAAGGGCTTTAGTTGCAAAGTTAACAGCATATCCAACGAAAGCAGTAGCAATAGAAAAAGTAGCAAATCCAAAAGATATAAATAAGGTTGGAGGAATAATAAAAATTAAGGGTACAGATGTACAAGATGTTAATAAAATTTTTGCAAATGTAACTCCAGCACATATGAGTCCAGATGTACAAGCTTTAATGAATGATTTAATTACTATATCCAGGGAACTGGCAAATGCTTCTGATGTTGCGAGTGGAAGTTTAAATAATAGTACCCTTCAAAATGCGAGTGGTAGAGCAATACTTGCAGTACAACAAGCGGCACAACAGCCTTTAAAAGAGCAGATAGGAAATATCAAGTATTTTATAGAATGCTTTGCACGAATATATCTTGACCATATTAAAACATATAATATTGAAGGTATACAGCTTGAAGAGGAAATTATAGGACAGAATGGAGAAAAAAACACAATATTAATACCTGTTGAAGGGAGTATATTAGAACAATTACAAGCAGATGTGAAAGTTGATATAACTCCTAAGGGAGCATATGATAAATTTGCACAAGAGCAGAGTTTAGAAAATATGTTACAAGCAGGGTATTTTAATGTGCAAAGGTTACAAGAATTAAAAATATATGTAGAACTTTTAGATGATGATAGCTCAATGCCAAAACAAAAATTATTAAAGGCGATTGAAAAAATGGAAGAAGAACAGCAAAAGGTTGCACAAATAAATGCACAAGCAAAATTAATGCAACAAAGTGCAATGCAAAGTATTAATAACGAAGAACAAATAATGAATGAACAAATGGCACAATAAATAGCTTAATTAATACATTACGAATAAAAATTCGTAGTGTGTTTTTTAATATATTAGTCCAAGCATTAATGACTTAAAACTTTATGGGTAAGTGAAGTTAAACACTTATAGAAAAAATAGGAGGTAAAGAAAAATGAATGATGATGAAGAATTCTTAAGTGAAGAAGAAAAACTAGTAGATGAAGAAACTACTGAGAATGTGGAGGAACAAACCACAGAAGAAATTGTTGAAGGAGAGGAAAACTCCACTGAATCTGATAATAGTGATAATACTATTACAGAAGAGGAAAAAAAGTACACAGAAAAAGAGCTTAATGCTAGAGTAGATGATTTACTAAGAAAAAAGTTAGCAAGGAAGGAATCAAAAATAAGGAGAGAATATGAAAAGAAATATTCTGGTTATTCTGAACTTGGTAATGTTGTAAAGGCAGGTTTAGGAACTTCTGATTTGAATGAAGCTAATAAACAATTACGTAAATTCTATGAAGAACAAGGAGTTCAAATACCTATACAAAGTAAATTTTCTAATAGAGAGGAAGAAATATTAGCAAATGCAGAGGCAGAAGAAATTATATCAGCAGGTTATGAAGATATAGTTGAGGAACTAAATAGATTAACTGATGTTGGTATAGATAAAATGACTAATAGAGAAAAATTAGTATTTAAAGCTCTTTCAGATAAAAGACAAGTTCTTGAAACTGAAAAGGAACTTTTAAAAGTTGGAGCAGACCAAAAAGTTATTAATAGTGAAGAATATAAGAATTTCATTAAAGAGAATGGACTTGAAGCTGTTTCGGCAAAGAAAACTTATGAGTTATATCGTAAGTTAAAACCTATGCCACAGGTTGAACAGATTGGAGATTTAACTAATAAAAATTCTAAAAAAGATGATGATTTTATTTCTGAGGCTGAATACGACAAAATGACCCCAGAGGAAATAGATAAGAATTTTGATAAAATTCGAAAATCTATGAAAAAGTGGTAATAAAAGATGAAAGGATGATTTATTATGGCAGGAAATTTTAAACCTATGTTTTGGTCAAAATATTGCCAAAGAGAATTAAAGAATGATTTAATTCTAGCAAATTGGTGTAATTATCAATTTGATAAAGAAGCTGAAAAAGGAGCTAGATTAAAAATAGTTGGAGTTGTAAGACCTACAATTCAAACTTATGTACCAGGAAAGGATTTAAAGATTGAAGATTTAGGAGATAATGCACAATACATAGATATTGACCAGTATAAAGCATTTGCTTTTGAGGTTGATGATGTTGATAAGGCTCAAAGTGTTCCAGAATATTTGGAAACACAATTTGATGAAGCAAAAGAAGCATTAGCTGAAGATTATGATAAGTTTATAGGAACTTTAGCTAAAAATGCACTATCAACAATGAAATCTGCACAAACAGCGATTGTGAACGAAACAGATCCATTCAAAACTATAGATGAAGGAATTGTAAAATTATATAAAAATGGTGTTACAACTAAAACAGAACTTGCAGCTGATTTGAATCCAGTACATTTAAATGCTTGTAGAAAGAAATTACAAACAATATTTACAGAAAACGTTGAATATATTAAAAGAGGTGCTGTTGGAAAATATAACAATTGTTTCTTAAGGATGTCAAATAATCTATATAATGATGGTACATGTGATTATGAAATGATAAGAACTAAAAAAGCTATTGCAACAGCAAATAGTATAGATAAAGTTGAAAAAACAAGAAAAGAAAAAGGTTTTGCAGATATCATAAAAGGTTTACACGTTTATGGTGGAAAATTAGTAAGACCTAAAGAATTATATGTAATATTAGCAAAATAGTTAAAAAGCTTTCTTCGAGGATTGATTTTTAGCTGTTTTTATTGTGTAAACAACAAGGTTCTGGGGTACCACACCCACAAGCTTTGCTTGTGAGGTGGGTCAGGTTCTTATTTTTTTAATATACAGTTTTATACCCTCGAAGGAAAAATAAATTATAAGGAGGATAAAGAAATGGCAGTAAAAGAAATAACACCACAAAAAGTGGATTTTAATTCTATAAAGAATATAGAGTTTGTAGCACCAACAGCGGTAGCAGATGGTTGCAAATTTACAATTCCAAAGGATTTTGCAGGAAGTGAGTATTTAACAATACTTGCACAAAATACAGGTAGTGCTGCATACGATGTGTCTGTAAAAGCTCCAGTAAATGGAAGCTATGCAGCTGCTGATAGTAATTTAGTATTAGCAGATGTACCAGCAAATGGAATAGTTGCTATAAGAATAGAAAGTGCAAGATATGCTAATAATGATGGAACTGTAACTGTATTAGCAGAGAATGTAGGAGTTAAATTTGCAGTAATATATTAGAAAACTAGGAAAAGAATATAATGCATTCCAAATATTAAATTATTATTTAATATTTGGGTGCATTTTTTATGGTGTAAAAAGTTTAAGTTGGTGCAATTCCAACATACACATAGGAGGATTTATGGAAAAATTAAATAAATTAGATAAGTATGTTATTTCTCCAAATGTTAGATTTTATGGAGGATATAAACATAATGGTAATGATATAGAACTTTGTGATGATTTTGACGAGGAGGAAGAGTATAAAGTACATATTGTGGATAAAATTATAAATAATGTTTTAATTAAAGATATAGAAAAAGAATATAAAATGAGGAATGGCAAAAAAGTAAAACAAAAAGAGCATCAAGAAATAGAACTAGATGATAATCAATTATTGATATATGTAGAGAGGCAAGGCTTTATTATTAGTGAATATATTATGCTTACTATTGATGAGGCTATTGAAAGATATAATTTGTTAAAATCTCCTGTTGAGGAGTAAGGAGGAGTTATGACTTTAGGAGATATGAAACAAAAAGTTTTTAGATTAATTGAAGAGATAAATGAAGAGAATAAGGATTTAACTGATGATCCTGATTTTAAGAATAAAATAAATGATGTTATAGACCAAATTCAACATGAACTGGCTAGAATTAAGAAAATTTCTGCAATGGAGATAGTGAATGTGACAGAGGGAGAAACGTTTGAATTAACTGATTTAGATAATTTTTATCAATTAAATAAAATTAGAGGAGTTGAGTATTCTGATTTTGGAAATTTTGTTGAATTTGAGGAGACGGGAGAAGCTAAATTTTATTATTATAAATATCCTAAAAAGATAAATCATAAAAGTAATGATAATATGAAATTAGAGATAAGTGAAGATGCACAGGAGATTATGCCTTATGGAGTAGCAGCTGATTTATTAAAGAGTGATGTTTCTAATCAGTATGGGACTATTTATGCTAATAGATATGCAGAGTTAAAACAGGGGTTAGACCCAAGGTATAGTGAGAATTATTGCAGTATTGAGGGTGGAACTGATATGTAGGAGGAGAAAATGTCAGAGGTAAGTGGTAGTTTAATAACAAGAAATTATACTAATTTTAGAGGTATAGATTTTAGTAATAAAGAGGTTTCGATGTATCGAAGCCCAGATGCACTAAATATGTGGAAGAATTATAAGAAATTGGGAATGAGTATAGAAACAAGACCAGATATAAAGTTATTTATGAAATTGTATAATACTATATATGGTTTGTTTTTTTATACCATTAATAATACAGACCATATAATTATTCATTGTGGAGTATCTTTATATGATTATAATACGTTGACTCAGAATGTGAAAGTTATTAAAGAAAAGGGTATGAATATAAGAAAGAGTCAAAGTTTTATATATAGAAATATACTTTATATAAAAGATGGCTTAAATTATTTACAATATGATGGAAAGACATGTGAAGAAGTTACAGGTTATATTGTGAGAACTACTATAGGAAAAGCACCAACAGGAGAGGGGGCAACATATCAAGAAGTTAATTTATTAACGGGTGTGAGAGAGAATAGCTTTTGTGGAGATGGGAAAAGTACAGAGTATGTATTAGATGCTAAGGAATTAGATGCTGATTATACTGTAAGAGTGTTTATTGATGATGTTGAAATGACAGAAGGTTTTACATTAGATAAAGTGAATGGGAAGGTTAATTTTGAAAAGGCTCCTGATATTCCTTTAACAGAGGGACAGGATAATGTAGTAATAAGGTTTAGTAAAACTATACCAGGTAATAGGGAAAAGATAAATAAGTGTACTATATTAGAGGTTTTTGATAATAGGGTATTTTTTAGTGGAAATCAAGATTATCCTAATACTGTTTTCCATTGTATGCTAGATGAGCCCAAATATTGTAGTGATATGGATTATTACAATGAAGGTCTTGATATTAGTCCAGTGAGAACTATGATAGCAGGGAATAATGCTTTGTGGGTAATTAAAAAACCTAGTCAAGCAAATACTTCAATATTCTATCATAATCCTGCTATTGATAGTGAGGCAGGTAAAGTTTATCCTTCTGAGCATTCTAATATTTCAACAGGGTGTATTGGAAGTGGGATTAATTTTAATGATGATATAATTTTCTTTTCTGATAGAGGAATGGAAGGAATCAGTGGAGATATAACAACAGAGCAGGTTATTTCCCATAGAAGTTCTTTAGTAGATAGCAAGCTGTTACAAGAGGAAGATTATGAGAATATGATTTTAGTTGAGTGGGAAGGTTATTTACTGGTAATTATTAAAAATAAAATATATTTAGCAGATAGCAGGGCTATGTTTACAAATAATACTCATAATGAATATGAGTGGTTTTATTGGGAGTTAGAAAAAGATATAAGTGTAGCTAATGTTAAAGATGGAGTTTTATATTTGTGTAGTAATGATGGAATATATACAGTTGATAATTTTTCTGATGATAGAGAAATAAATTCGTATTGGACTACTTGTGAAGATGAGTTTAAGTACCCACATATGCAAAAGACAACAAATAAAAGAGGATGTGTGGCGGATATTATAGGAGAAAAAGTAATAGTTTCGGTAAAGACAAATAAGGATGATTTTGAAGAAATAAGTAGACACACAAATATTAAAGGATATGCAGTAAATAGAATTAAAAAGAAAAAATGGAAAAGTATTCAATTGAAATTTAGTTCAGACAAACCGTTTGAGCTTTTTTCTTGTACTTTAGAGAGTTATATAGGAAGTTATATAAAAAGGTAAATGGGAGGAAAATATGGCAGATAAATATGCTGTTAATTATGAAGATGAAAGATTTAAAAATGTAGAAAATGAGAAGAATCAGAAGCTTACGGAAACGACTAATCGATATGATAATATGATAAATAATTCAGATAAATTTTATCAAGACCAAATTAATGCATCTAAGGATTGGGCAAATAAACAAAGTGAAATACAGCAACAACAAACGGATTTTGCTATAGAGAAAATTAATCAGCAAAGAGAAAAGGCGGAAAAAGATTATAAAAGAGAGCAGAAAGCAAGCTATGTGGATTATACGAAACAAGTAGATCCATTTTCAGTAGATAGTGAAAAGATTGCTGCAAATGGGTTGCAAAATAGTGGATATGCTGAAAGTTCAAGAGTTTCGATGTGGAATGCTTATCAAAATAGATATGCTAAGGCAAGAGAAAGTTTTGCAAATGCAAAGATGAATTTTGATAATGGAATTAAGGAGGCACAACTTGCAAATAGTAGTGCTTTGGCACAGATAGCATATAATGCTCTTCAAAATGAATTAGAGTTATCTTTACAAGGCTTTAAATATAAGAATGAATTAACATTGCAAAAAGAAGCACAGTTACAAAATATTAATGATAGCTATTATGCTAGATGGCAGGATGTATTGGCACAAATAAATACAGAAATAGAAAGACAAAGGCAACAAGATGAAAGAGAAGAAGCTAACAGACAATGGTGGGAGGAATTTAATTTGAAGAAACAACAATATGCAATTGAAAATAGTAGGGCAGAAAGACAGTTACAAAATGCATTAGCTAATGAGGGAAATTATATTGTAAATAGTGGTGGTAATGGAAGTATAGGTAATGTTGCTGCACAAGCAGGAGTAGGAGCAATAAATTCTATAAATGGTAATGCTATGAGTAGTAATGCACAAAATGTTTACAATTACATTCAAAAAAATAAATCAAATTTATTTTCTTCTGGTGTGGGTAAACAGATATCAAATTATGCAGTGAGAAACTATATAAAAAAGCAATATAATAATAACATGATAAGTGATAATGATGCAAAGATATTATTTGAAAAATTTGGAGTATAAGGGGGCAAAAATGACTTGGGAAGAATATAAAAAGAAAAATAAAATAAAACAAAATAATTTTTCTACTGTTCAAAGTCAAAGGCAAATAGCACCGATAAATACTAGAAGTTCGCAAACGACTTCTAGTTGGGAGGAATATAAAAAGAAAAATAATATAAAACCAAATAGATTGTCTAGTGAGTATCAAGAAAAAAACACGATAGCAGGACAAATAAAAAATATAACTAATAGTTTTGGAAATAGTTTAAAGAATGTAATGACATCAGATACAATGAAAACACTTGCAACAAATATACAGAATGAAAAAGAAAAAGAGCTTAAAGAAAATATTAGTAATCGTATTATAAGTAAGACTAACAATTTACAAAGTACATACAAAATTGAAGATTATAATATTAGAGATAGAAAAAATGTTATTAATACAAATGTTATCATAGATAAAGAAGGAAATGTTTATGATACCATGAAATTAAGCAGAGAAGAAAGGGAAGAACTTGAAAATTTAGAGGGTACAAAAAGAGGAGAAGCTGAAATAGATAATGGAGAGTTAATAAGCTTTGTAGATACAACAAAATTGGAAACAGGAGGAATAGAAAAGCTTGAAGAAAATAATACTAATATGAAAGAATTTGGAAAAAATGCAATAAAAGATTTAGGATTAATATATCCTAGAGTAAAAGCTCCAAATGCTACATATATTATAGAGCAGTATGCAAAAGGGACTACCGATGCAGCAAGAGCAATGGAAATTTGGGGAAGAAGTCATCTGGGAGCTATACAAGAAGAGTTAGGATTTGACGATGCAAAAGAAAAACAGAGAGAAGCAATACTTAAATTAAATAGTGAGATCCAAACTCCTGTAAAGAAATCAGATAGAGTAAATAAAGTAGGAGAAATCGGTGGACAAGTATTTAATACGATAGGAAATATGATGCCTTCAATGATATCAAGTGTGTTACCAATACCAGGAGCGGGAATAATATCTACAGCCTCTATGGGGGCAAATGTATCAGGACAAGATATAGGAGAAGGGATTGCAGAAGGAGAAAGTTTTGCTCAAGCTAATTTAGGGGGAGATTTGAAAGGTGCAACTTCTATGGCATTAGAGAAAATTGCAGGTGGTGTAAAAATTGGTACAAAACAGGGTAAAGGGGCATTAGATGATATTGTAGGAAATGCTATTGCTAAAAGAACTTCTAATAATATTACTAATTTTTTAGCTACAAAGGGCTATCAATTTACAGGAGAAATTGTGGAAGAAAATTTAGAAAATGTTGCAGGTTATCTTATTGATGCATTAGTAGATAAAAAAGAATTGCCAGATATAAAAACAGTTCTTCAAGAAGCAGGAGAAACAACTAGCTCTACATTTTTAACTACTTTAACTTTAAATTGTCTTGGTTTTGGTGGAGATAATTTAAGTACATATAAAGAGTTAGAAAAAGCGACGGGAAAGAAATTAACAAAAAATCAAAAGAAAGCAATAGATGAAGTAGTAGAGAAAGCTAGAAATCAAATTATGGAAAGCAACACGCAAAATGTGCAAAAAAACGGGAATAATTTGCAACAACAACAAACTATATTAGATAGTAATAAAATGGCTCAAAACCAAAATATGGAGCAAATAACAAATAATAATGGATTAATTTATTATGAAAGTGCTAAGAGATACAATATAGATACGAATAATGAATTAGTACAGAGTATAGAAAGAGTAACAAGTGAGAGAGGAATAAAGGCTAAATATGATGCAAATATTTTTACAGATGATACACAAGGTGCTATTTGGAGAATTAGTAACGATGAAAATGGTAATATAGTAAGGGAAGTGATTATAAATCCGAATGCAAATACTAAGAAAAGTTTAGAAAGTATAGCTATACATGAATTAATACATGATTTAGAGGGAACGGAAGAATATAATAAATTAAAAGAATTAGTCTTAAGCTATGATAAAGGAAAGGTAGGATTTGAAGAGTCAAGGCAGGCTTTAGAAAAGTTATATTCTACAGTATATGATAAGAATAGTGTAGAATTTAATGAATTAATAAATAATGAAGCAGTGGCAGATATATTAGGAAGTAAATTAGGAGATCAAAATTTTATTTATAGTCTTAATAGCCAAAATAAAACTTTAACTCAAAGGATATATTCTTGGGTTGTAGACAAATTAAATAGAATTAATAAATTAACAGGATATAAAAGTGAAAAATTGTTTTGGGCAGATATAAAGAATAAATTTGAAAGTGCATTTAAGCAGGAGTATCAATATAACAATAATAATGAACTATATTCAATAGCAGGAAAAACAGGAATGAATAACTTAATAAAAAATAATCCTAAAAAATATATGGAATTAGAGCAATCACATAATAAAGCTAAGCAACTACGAAAAAATGGTGTAGATAATGAAACTATAAGACAGCAAACAAGATGGTTTCAAGATAAAAATGGAGACTGGAAGTTTGAATTTTCTGATAAGGATATGGAGTTAAAAAGTAATATTAAATTAGAAAATAGAAAAACTTATAAACTAGGAGATATATTAGAACATGATACTTTATTTATGGCATATCCAGAATTAGTAGATTATGATGTAATTATAGATAATACTCTAAAAGCTAATGGGGCATTTGCACATAGTATAAATACTATCAAGTTGAATTCAAAGATAATAAATAATCCAGAGCTACTAGAAGGAACTTTAATACATGAGATACAGCACACAATACAAAATATAGAAGGATTTGAACGAGGTAAAAGTCATAAAGGAAGCAAATATGCATATTATAATAGCTTAGGAGAAATAGAGTCTAGTGATATAAAAGAAAGATTTTTAGCTGAAAAATATGATGATAAAGATTTGAAAAACATTGCACCTGAAAGTTCAAAGAAAAATCCAAGGCATAAAAATTTAAGTAATTATTTAAACAATAGAACTATTGTTGACAAAGTAAAAGATAGTATATATAATTATTTAAAGATAAAGATGAAAGGAGATAACTATTTTGAATCTTATGAAAAGAATAGGAAAGCAGTTGCTTCAAATAAAAATAATCCGAAAAATAGTGGGAGCTATAGAGTTATGGTGGATGGAGGAGGACGCTTAAATGAGAGTTCTCAAAAATATATGGATAAAAATGTGCAACCTAATAATTTGTTGATGGATGGGAGAAGACGTTTAAATGAGAAAGAATCTGAGAATAATTCAGGTTCTTTTTCTATACAAGGAGAAGAGAATATATGGCAAAATAGGTTAGATACATTATATAAGAACAAAAACAAAGGAACTACAATAAAAGAACTAAGGATACCAACAAAAGAAGATATAAAAAAGGAAATAGCCCCAAAAGCTAAAATAAGTGATAACAAAAAGGAAGTCATTGCACCTATAGTTAAAGATAATTTTAATATAGACTTATTGACTGATGCAGATTATGAGGTACTTAATAAAATTTATGAAAAAGAAGGAAGAACAGAAGTACTTACAGAGAAGAAGAAAGCAAAAATACTAGAAAAATATGCTAATGATAAATTTGCTATAAAAGATAGTATTGATATAATGGCACAAAAATTTGTAAATAAGGGGCATTATGTTGATAAATTAGCAGAACAAAGCAAGAATTTGGAATTAAAATATGTATATGATAAAACATTAAATTCTTTTGCTGAAGGACAGTATGTTATAGGTGTTGCACAAACAGATAACAGTGGAAAGAAAATTGGAAAATCGATAACAGAAATATGGCAGCCAATAAAAGAGAGTGGATTAACCAAAGAATTTAGTGAGTATATGTTACATAAACACAATATAGATAGAGCAGGTAAAAATAAATATGTATTTGGCAAAGAAATAGGACCTACAGAATCTACTGCAATAGCATTAGAATTAGAAAATAAACATCCAGAATTTAAGAACTATGCTGAAGATATAAAAAAGTTTAATCATAATTCTTTAAATAGTTTAAAAGAAACAGGAATGATAACGCAAGACACCATAGATTATATTGAAGCGTTGTATCCAAATTATGTAGTAATTTCAAGAAGCTATGAAGATGGAATATATGTAGGAAACAATGAGAAAACAGGGGCAATAGCTCCACTAAAAAAAGCAACAGGAGGAAATTCAGATATACAACCTATTGAAGATGCAATGGCACAACAAGCAATAAGAATCAAAAGATTAAATAATCAAAATGAATTAGGGAAACAATTAGCAAAAAGTCTTAAAAATGCACAAATAGATGAAGGAGTTGACATATCTTTAGCTCCAACAATGTTAATGGATATGGAAACAATGGTAGATGCGGATACAAGTGGAAATAAGTATTATATATTTTTTGAAGATGGAAAACAAAAGAAATTAAAAATAAATGATGAATTGTATGAAAGTTTAAAGCCTACAGAAATTAGCAAATTAGAAAAAACATTACCAGTTAAGGCATTACAAAAAGTTTCAAGTATTCATAGAAATTTATTAACAACTAATAATCCATTATTTATAGTAACAAATTTTTTCAAGGATTTTCAAGATGGTATTTTTAATTCAAAATATTCAAAAAAATTCATTAAAAATTATGGCAAAGCTTTAAATGAAATACGTATTAAAGGAAAATATTATGAATCATATATGGCTAATGGTGGAAATACTAATACTTATTTTGATTATGAAAGTGGTATAAAAAAGAAAGGAAATAAGTTTGTACAGAAAATAAGAAATGTAAATGAATATGTAGAGCAATTACCAAGATTAGCAGAATTTATCTCAACATTAGAAGATGGTAAAAGTTTGAATGAGGCACTATATAATGCGGCAGAAATAACAACTAATTTTAAACGTGGAGGAGATATAACAAAGGCTTTAAATAGAAATGGAGTAAATTTCTTAAATGCATCAGTTCAAGGACTTGATAAACAATTTAGAAATTTCAAAGGGCAAAATGGAGCAAAAGGATATGTAAACTTATTGGCAAAAGCTGTTACAATAGGTGTTTTACCATCAATCTTAAATCATATGTTATTAGATGATGATGATGGCTATCAGGACTTACCACAGAGTACAAAGGACTTGTATTATTTATTTAAATATGATGATGGAAAGTTCATAAGAATACCGAAAGGAAGAGTTCTAAGTGTTTTCGGTTCAGCTACAAGAAGAACATTAGAAACTGTTGAAGGGCAAGAAGATGCATGGGATGGATTTAAAGATACAGTAGTTAATCAAATTGCACCAAATAATCCATTAGAAGATAATATATTAGCTCCTATATATCAAGTAAAAAATAATAAAACTTGGTATGGTGGAGAATTAGTATCTAGTAGATTACTAAAAGAGTTGCCTAAAAATCAATATGATGAAACAACGGATGAATTTAGCAAATGGCTTGGATCAAAATTAAATATGAGTCCTAAAAAGATAAATTATTTAATTGACCAATATAGTGGAGGAATAGGAGACATAGTATTACCATATATAACACCGCAAGCTAAAAAGAACCCAGTGATAGATAAATTTACAACAGATAGTGTATTAAAAAATAAAAATGTAAGTAAATTTTATGAAACTTTGGAAAAACAAACACAAATTGCTAATGATAATTTTGCAACAGATGAAGATGAATTACAATTAAAATATTTAAATGGAATTTCTAAAGAAATGGGAAGCTTATATAAGGAAAAAAGACAAATACAAATGGGCAAAATTTCAAATAAAGAGAAAACTGAAAAAGTAAGGGAAATACAAGCTCAAATTAATGAATTAGCAGAAAAAGGATTAAATGAATACAGGAATGTTAAAAAAGGAGAATATTCAGCTAAAACGAGTGGTCAAGAATATTACAAAAATAGTAAAGGGGAATGGACTACTTTATCAGAAGAAGAACAAGAAAAGAATAAAAACGTATCAATAGAAACATATTCAAATTATAAACAAAAGGTATATGAAGAAACAGATAAACAAAGAAAATCTGGAGAGCTTTCAGGAAAGCAGCAATTGAAAGATAAAGATAAAATACAGATATTATTAGATTCAAAATATTCTAAAAAAGAAATTACAGAAATTTATGAAAATTATATTAAATCAAATAATGATAAAAACTATGAAATAATGAAAAAGACAGGAATTGATATAAAGGAATATTTAAAATATAAACAACAAGATTTTGATTCTGATACAAAAGATAATGGCACAACTAAAGGAAAAACGGTGAGTGGAAGTGCTAAGAAGAAAGTATATAGCTATGTGAATGGTATGGATATAACATATGAACAAAGATTGATGCTTTTGGGTACACAATATAAGCTGAATGATACAGAATGTACAAAATTATATAATTATGTTAAAAGTTTAAATTATACGCAAGATGAAATGCAAAAAGTTTTTGAAAGTTTAAAAGGATTTACAGTATATAAAGATGGGAGAGTTACTTGGTAGCTCTTTCTTTTTTTTGAAAAGAAGGGAGGAGGGAAAACGAATAAGCAAGATTGTAATGCGTCAAGAAATGCACAAGATATAGAGCGAAAATATGTAAGTTTATTACAACTTAGAAGGAATGTAGAAACAAAACTAAGAGAACTTACAAAAGTAGAAAATGAGTTAAATACATTTATAGCAGAAACTATAGGTGATATTGAAAATTTGCAGGAACAAATTGATGGGAAAATTGATACATATTATTATGAAGGTACTCCTACATTAAATAATTTGCCTGCTAGCAACTGGAAAACTGATGAAGAGAAAGAGAAACATGTAAAAGATTTATATTATGACCAAGCAACAGGATATGCGTATTCTTTTATGAAATTTGAAACTGATAAAAAGATTGAATATGTGTGGAGCAAAATAGAAAATAAGGATACTGCTGAGGCTTTATCAATAGCAAATGCTGCTAAAGATACTGCTGATAGAAAACGAAGCATTTTTGTAGAACAACCAAAACCCCCATATCAAAATGGGGATATGTGGATTAAAAATAATGAAATTTATATGTGCCAAATAGCTAAAGAGGATGGACAGATATTTGAGGAAGATGATTTTATAAATAGCTTGAAATATACTGATGATACAATAGCAAAGGCTGTAATTGATGAACTAGGTGGTAAAAAAACTACTGTATTGAAGGGACAAGTTGTTACAATAACGGAGGGGTTTGCTAAGTATACTGATTTAGCAGATCCTTCAAGTTCTACTACTATTGCAGGGGAGCATATAACGTCAGGAAGTATTACTTCTAATAATTATAAGAAAAATGAAAAGGGAACAAAGATTAATTTAAATGATGGAACTATTGATACAAAGAATTTCAAGGTAGATGAAAATGGAAATGTTACTTTAGGAGATGGAGCAAAAGTAATTGGTGGTGAAGGTATGATGACTAATTTAAGTTTTGAAAATCTTAAATGGTCTGAATTAGGTTATAAAACAGATAATTTTGCAGGGGAGACGAGGTATCAATTTGTGGAATTGCCTATTTATATACCTAGCAATTTTACAATAGTTGAAGCAAAGCTAACTATTGAACATATCCCTGTACAATGGCAGGGAACGGGAATTAGGATTTGGGGAAATGCTAGAAATATTAAACTATATAAAGATTCAGAAAATTCTAATTATTATAAAGAGTATCCGATTTTTGCAACAGAAGATACTTCGGCAGATGATATATATACTAATGAAATTGTTGGAGCTTTTGGTGTGAATGGATTTACTAGTAAAATTCCAAATGATTATAGTCATGAAAAAGAAACTATTACTAGTGAAAATATTGCAAGTTCATTGAATAAAGGAAATACTAAATTACAAATAAGAACAGGAAATATAGCACCTGCATATGCACCAGATATAGCAGATCCTGACTTAATGTTACCAGCTCAAACTAATGTTTTAAACCAAACGGGAATGGCAAAAGTTGTAATAAATATTTCAGGATTTATGGCTTATACAAATAATGAATAGGAGATGATGAGATGATAAAGATAGATTCAGATAAGCGAACTTTGTATATACATAGAGGGGATGCTGGAACACTTATTTATTGTGTGAGGATGGCAGATAGTAAGTATATTTTTAAGGTTGGAGATATATTAAGATTTTCTATTTTTGATAAAAAAAGTGATTATCAGAATCCTTTAAAGGAAATTAAAGTGGAAGTTTTAGAAGAGAGTGATATTGTGAAAATACCTATATCTGCGGAGGATACTAATATAGGAGAACCTAGTAATAAGATGCAAAAGTATGCTTATGAAATTAGTTTGAATGGAGTTAATACAACATCTGGTTATAATGAAGATGAAGGTCATGCTTTATTAATATTATTACCTGCAAAGGGAGGTGATAATATTGAATAAAATGGATGAGTTTATGGAGCCAGAGGGTGAGCTTAGTACAATACTTTTAGAAGGAGAGACAGTGGGACTTATAGGACCAAGAGGACCAAAAGGAGAGAAAGGGGATAAAGGAGAGCAAGGAGAACAAGGGATTCAAGGTCCTAAAGGAGATATAGGCGAACAAGGTCCACAAGGGATTCAAGGTCCACAAGGGGATAAAGGAGAGCAAGGAGAACAAGGGATTCAAGGTCCCAAAGGGGATAAAGGAGAGCAAGGAATACGAGGGGGTCAAGGTCCTAAAGGGGATAAAGGAGAGCAAGGAGAACAGGGGATTCAAGGTCCTAAAGGGGATAAAGGAGAGCAAGGAGAACAAGGGATTCAAGGTCCTAAAGGGGATAAAGGAGAACGAGGTCCACAAGGGGAACCTGGACATGGTGATATGCAAAAAGCAATTTATGATATGGATAATGATGGTGTTGTTGATAATGCAAATAAAGTGAATGGACATACGGTAAATGAGGATGTACCAGAAAATGCAAAATTTACAGATACAACATATGAGATTGCAACTGTTTATGAAGATGGGTTGCTGAGTAAAGAAGATAAGAAAAAGATAGATGAAAATGTACAAAAGATTATAGAACTTGAAGAAGAAAATAGGTTGTTAGGTGAGCAAATACCGAGTCGGACAGGCAATTGGGGAATACATACATTTAAAAGATAGTAGTACTTTACCGATAGAGAAGCTTGAAATTAGCGGGAATAGCTATCAAGAAACACGAGAAGGGTATAATTTATTTAATGAAAAATATGAAATAGGATATTTTACAGGAAATACAGGAACATTTAATACAGCATACAATGGTGGGCATGCAACAGACTATATTGAAATTGGAGACAATAAGACTTTATATGTATTGTTTGAATGTTTTAAATCTTGCAAGTTAGGAAGATATTGGTTAATGGAATTTGATGAGAATCTTGAAGGAATAAGTCGCAGAATGGTACCAGACATTTATGATACTAGTTTTAGTTTTGGAACAACTATAAAAACAGTAACATTGTCTGAAAATTGTAAATATATAAAACCTTCATTTTATTCAATAAAAATTAATGAAGAATCTTTTGCTTATGATAAATTTAGTGAATTTTTTTATGTATGTATTAGTAGTAAACAAGCGGACAAATATGAGCCATATGGTGCGATGCCTTCTCCAGATTTTCCCTCAGCAGTTAAAAGTTGTGGAGATAATATAAATTTATTTGATAAAAATGGAACTAATTTTAATGAAACAAACTTAAATAATTTTGAAGCAAGAAAATCAATTGCAAATTCTAATTTGGGAAGTACTATCTATATTAATACTACATCTAATAACAGATGTAAAGCGTATTTTAATCTTTCAGCAAATAAAAAAGTAACAATATCTTTTAATGATAATTTTATTATGTCATATTTGTTAATAACAGATATAGACGGAATAATTGCTGAAAGAAAATTTAATTTAGCAACAGATTTTACAATAACATCTGATGAAGACAGAGTTCTATGTTTAGTGTTTTCGAAAAAAGATGCAACAGAGTATACTGATGAAGATATTGAGATGTTAAAAAACAGTATAAAAATTGAAGAAGGAGCAACAGCAACAGAATACAGCAAGTTTGAGCAAGGGAATATGACAATAGTTAAATCAAATAAAAATTTGTTAGACTTTTCGAAATTTGAATATAAAGCTTCATCATGTATTGCACAAAAAAACAGTAAAAATGAGTTGGAACTAAAATCAACAAATGCTTGGGCAAATATATTAATAACTTTTACTGATTTACAAAAAAATACAGACTATTGTATTTCTGCTAAATTTATAGAAACTATTGCAAGTGATGCAACAGTTGGATTTAGTATATATGGAAATAACGAAAATAATACAGCAACAATGCAAAGCATATATTCTCAACAAGAAAAAATATTAAAAAACCAAACAGTTTTTAAGAAAATAACTTTTAATACATCTGATTATAATTATATATTTGTTCGCATATGGAGTAATGCTACATCTACAATTATTAAACAAGAAGAAAGTTTAGTTATAGTGAGTGAATTGCAATTTGAAAAAAACAATGAAGCAACTCATTTTGTAGAACACGAAGAAGAAAAGTTTATAATACCAGTTCAGAGAGAAATGCTAAAAGGAGATTATATAGATTTAAAAACTAACGAAGAAGTGCATTTATGGGAAAAATACATTTTTACAGGAAACGAGGAGTGGAGTAGTTACGTTAATGCAAAAACAGGTTTAACTACATTTAGATTAGTGTTTGCAGATATTAAAAGTTATAATCAAAGACAATTAATGTCAAATTATTTTGAAACAGTAGTTGATACCGAAGTAGAAGATGGTCAAATAATGAATAGGTATGGCAACTATTATAATTTAGAATGTGTTTATTCAGAAAAAACATTGTCAGAATTTAAAGATTGGTTAGCAGAGAAAAATGCAGAAGGAAAAGGAGTATATATAATATACAAATTAATAGAACCAACACGCTTGCCACTTACAGCACAACAAACACAAGTATTAGAAGCATTACAAAAAACTAAAACATATAGAAATGAAACAATCTTTTATAGCACAGATGAGGCAAGTCCGATTATGGACATTACATATAAACAAGATTTAGCAACAATAATAAGCAACAATAATAAGCAACAAAATGATAGAATAACAGCAATAGAAAATTTATTAAGTACAACAGAAACAAGTGCAATGTTATTAGATAATTTAGAAAAAGATTTATTGGAGGAGGTGTAAGAAATTATGTTGATAAGTTTATTAGAAAAGTTAATTAATAAGAAATATTACGCAAATAAAGCTGATATAGAAAATAAATTAAATGTATTTTATGCTATGTCTAAAATAACAGATGAAGAGTACAGCAACTTAGTTTTACAAGTAGAAGAAGTATACAAAGTAGAAACTACAGAAGTAGTAGAAAGCGAGGAATAGAGATGGGAGAATTTGTTGAGATATTGAACAATTTAAGTAGTTTTGGTGGCTTATTAATATTGGCAGGCTTATTCATATATGTATTTTTTCAAGATAAAAAAGAACGTAAAGAAGAGAAAATCAATAATAATGCAGTATTAAAAGAACTTGCAGTTAGCAATAATAATGTTGCAGAAAGTTTAAATTTATTGAGAACTAGCATAGAAACAAATACAACAGAATTTAGGCAACATGATGAAAGAGCAATAAAGCAATTTGGGAATATTAATGAGCATCTTGTAAAAATTGAAGAAAAATTAAATAAATAGGAGGTTAGTTATGAAAAAGAAAATTTTAATTATATTAGCAGTTGCATTAGCAATAATTGCTACAATATGTACGATATTTAAAGCAGACAACGAGATTACAGAAGCAATAGAAATAATACAAAATTCTGTAATTAATGAAATATATAATATTGATACTAATGTTGTAGAAAATAGTTCAGCTACAACAGAAATACCAGAATTGTATTTAGAAGATGAACAGAAACTTGAGTATCAAGAAACAGAGGGGTTCGAACTTCAAGGAGAAATTGCTTATAATGGAAGTGGAGAGCTTCCAAAAGTAGAAGTAGGAGAGTATATAGGATTAACATATTACAGTCAAATAGATTCTCGCTGGAAGGACAAACTATATACAAGTACAAATAATGCAAGTCAAACAATAGGTTCAAGCGGTTGTGGACCAACTTCTGCAGCAATGATAGTAAGCTCAGTAAGAGGTACAGTGTTACCAGATAAAATGGCTCAATTATTCGTGGATTATGGGTATAGAAGTGCCAACAATGGTACATATAGGAGTGCTTTTCGTTGGACAGCAGATGTATTTGATATTGAATACCAGGAAACAATATATTTAGATAAAGCTTGTGAATTGTTACAGAATAATTATATGATAATAGTAGGTTGCGGAAATGGATTGTTCACAACTCGGTGGACATCTAATAGTGCTTTATGATTTTGACGGAACTTATATAAAAGTATATGACCCATATTTATATTCTGGAAAATTTAATACTTCTACAAGACGAGGAAAAGCGACAGTAGAAGGAAACACAGTATTAATAACAAAAGATAATTTCAGGAATTATGCAAATTATGGCACGTTTTGTTGTTTCAAAAACGATAGAGAAGATATAAAAGAAAATATTGATACAAATATAAATACAGCAACATATACAAGATATGTTAGAGTTAACACTTCTTTAAATGTTAGAGCAGAGCCAACTATAAAATCTGTAATTGTGGCCAGCCTTAAAAATAATGATATGGTAATAGTATATGAAGAAAAAGGAAAATGGTCAAGAATAAGTGATAATGAATGGGTTTGCAGTGATTATTTATCAGATAGTAATGTGACCATAAAAAATACAATAGGAGAATATAGAAAACTAAAGGCTACAACTACATTATATTCAAACAAAGACTTAATTGGCATTAGATATACATATTTGAAAAATACCAGGATTAAAATATTAAAGAACATAAGTTCAAAAATAGATTACATATACATACCTGCTACAAATAGATATGCATATATAAATACAGAAGCATATACAACTAATACAGCAATAAAATCAACTAATCAATATAAATATTTCAAAAGTAATACTATTATATATTCTAATAGTAATTTAAGCGGAACAAAGTATTACTATCTTCCAAATACAGAAGTAAAAGTGTTACAGAACATAACAAGTGACATAGATTATATATATGTTCCAGCTACGAATAGATACGGCTATGTAAAACGAAATGTATATAAATAAATTATACTAATAAACAGTTTTTTGCTGTTATCATGAACAGCTACATAAATGTAAATGTTCATGATAACAGCAATACCCAAAACTAATAAAGCTTTGGGTATAGCGTTAATTTAAAGTCATCTTTTGTTTTAGGATTCACTTTTTTGTATTCGACTTTTTGCAGAATACTTTTTAATAATTTATTTTTTAAATCAATATCGTCAGTACTATAATAAGTATCAATTACTTTTTTTATTTTTGGTACAAATTTTGTTCTATTATTAAGACTATTGTTAATTTCAGAGTAGTTCTTTTGCAATATTTCTAAACTTTCTTTTGCTTCGTTGATTTTTTCATTTAACAAGTTTAATCGGTTATTAAATATTTCTTTCGAGTATACTCCTTGTTCAAGTAAGTCATATATATTATTAAGCTGAACTTGATATTTTTCTAAATCTACATTAATCTTATTTTGATTTTCAAGATTAATTTTTAACATCAATTCAATATCCGTGTTATCATTATTAACAAGTTTTATTTCATAATCGTTAAGAAGTATTTTTAGAGATTGTATTAGTTTGTCTTCTACATATGATATATTGCTTCCAACATTTTCTCTACAACGTCTACAGCAAATCCTGATGTCATCTCTATTAGAATAAGTAATTCTTTTCATTGTTCCACCACAAATGCCACATTTTAGAATATTAGACATAGGGTTCTTCAAAGAATAATCTATTTTAATTCTATTTGTACGATTATTATTTTTTATATTTTCTACTTTGTTCCAAGTATTTATATCAATAATTGGAGTATGTAAACCATCAACATAGATTATGTTAGGATTATTATTTTTTACACGAATAATTTTGCCATTTACATTTTTCTTTTTAGTTGCATTTTCGGCATATCTAATTTTGCCTATATATACAGGATTAGCTAATATATGAGAAATGGTAGATTTGCCCCAGAAAGAAGACCTTTTAGGCTTTATATTCATTTTATTTAGTTCTTTTGCTATACTTTCAGGACCATTTCCATTTATGTAAGAGTTAAAAATAAATTTTATTATTTTTTCTTCTTCTGGGTTTATTTTTAAAGAATAACCTTTTTGTTGTAATTTGTATTTATCATATCCATAAGGTGCTGCAGAACCTACATGTTTGCCTTCTGATACACTATCTATTATTCCACTGTGTAGACGCCTATTAATGGTTTTGTATTCCCTTCTAGACATAAAAAGTCCAAACTCGAAATATTCTTCGTCAAATTCATTGTTTGGGTCATACGTTTTGCTAGGAGTTATAATTTTGGTTCCTGAATATTGAAAAGTATTTGAAACAATACCCTGGTCTAAAGTGTTACCTCTTGCCAAACGTTCTACTTCAATTACTAAGACACCTGTCCACATACCATTTTCAACATCTGCAAGTAAATCTTGTACAACGGGTCTTGAAGAAATCGTTTCTCCAGAAACAATTTCTCTGTAAAATTTACTTATTTTTATTCCGATAGATTCAGCAAATTTTTGAAGTCTTGCTTCATGTCTTGCCAAAGTTTCACCCTCACCACGAACTTCAGCATCTAAGTCTTTACGACTCTTTCTAAGGTATGCACAATAAAATCCCATATTATTATTTATTTGTGTTTGCATAATAAAATACCTCCATTTTAATAATTTATTTGATATAAACTATTGAAATCGAAGGCTCTATCATATATAATAATAAAGTAATCGCTTTCAATAGCGTTTATGTTTTGGGAAAAATAAATGTATCGGTTGTGGTAAATTTGATAGCATCTATTTTTCCTTATTTTTTTATTTCAAAAGTTTAGATTTTTTCTTAGGAGAGTTTATAGTTTTTTTATTAAATGTTTCAAGTTTTTGTATATTTTGATTATTTTCAAATGTTGTTAGCTGGTAAATTGCTTCTGTGTTCAAACGTAAAAGCCTTTCAGCTTGACTTAATCCTTCTTTTATAAATGTTGCGTTTAAGTTTTCAATATTTGCTAATACTATTAGTTGAGATATAGTAGCATTATCTCTAATATTTCCTTTTGCATTAGGATTGGATTTTTTCCATTCTTTAGCAGTCATTCCAAATAATGCTACATTTAACATATCTGCTTCATTTGCATAAGTTATAGATTGATGCTTTAGCGATACATTTTCAGGAATAAGGTTTTTCTTTATAGCATCAGTATGTATTTTGTAATTAGTTTTAGCGATTAATCTTTTTATATTCCAGTCCGAAGATAATTTGTTGCTTTCATCATTTTTTAATCTTTGATAATCTGTAATTACATATAACTTAAACTCTGGACTAATCCAACTAGCAAATTCAAAAGCGATATCTTTGTGAGCAAAAGTTCCTCCACCTCTACCAGACCTAGATACTATTCCAATTGCATTAGTAGAGGATATCCATTTTTGAGGTGACAATGTAAAGGCATTTCTTCCAGACTCATTTTTAAACCTATCAAATTCGATAGGTTTAAAGTTAGAATTATGCAAACTTTCCCATAAACCTAAAAATTCTATTGTTGCTCTTGTTCTCATCCAATTATTTATTACAATGAAGGCATCATCTGGATTTTCATGTTTAGCAATATCTGTTAATGAAATATAGTCGTTTTCATTATCACTAGAAATGATGCCGATTTCTATGCCATCTGCTTGTATAGTTTCTCTATACAATTCTTTATTTTCTTCTAATTCATTTTCTTCCATATATGCCCCTTTTATTCAAATCATTTTCTTTCTATATTAATTCAAAACAAAAGTTTTGTCAATATCAAAAATTAATAATATTATTTTCTTTATAGTAAGAGTAAGCAGTATTTATTAAATCTTCACTTACGTCTAGTTCTTCTGCAAATTCATATGAATATTTGCAACCATCTTCTTTAAGTTTCAAAAGAGAAGAGGCAGGAGCTAAAGTATTAAAAGCCCATTTTTTTGCTCTATATTCTTTTTTATCTATTATTTCATAATCAGAATTAACATTGTACAAAGCATTACAGTAGTAATGTCCTAATTCTTCTGCAAAAATTTCTTTCTCTTCACGACAATTGCCTATTTTAGAAAAATTAAGCCCAATATAATAATTATTATCTAATTTACATGTAATCGCTTTATTTTTTATTTTTGCATTAAATAAAGATATGTTTTCTCTATCTGCAATTAAATATAATTTATCTAAATCCATAAATTTATCTCCAATTATTTCTATTATACTTTTAGAATATTTTATACTTTTTATTCATAAAATATTAAAGTCAAATTTGACAAGTTAAATACTTCATGTTATAATATGTTTAACTTAGCAGGGGGCAGTGGATTCCCCAACAAAATTTGGAGTCCCAACATTAAATTGTTATGCCCTTTGCCCATTTTTTTTGTAAAAAAAATCTTTAGGGAAAAAACTATTTAAAAATTCAGTAGTATGAAGATTGGTTTTTGTAATTAGTTTGTTATAGTTGTTGATACAGTGATTAGTTTTAAGCTCACTGTATTTTTTATATTCTTTTTTTATATTCAAATATTGACATACATAAAAAGTAAAAACATCTACAATTTGTAAAAAATTTGTATCTTTTGATTCTAAAAACAAAGCTTGTTCAATAATTGAATGGTTATTAAAAGAAAGTGAAGGGTAAAGAATTTTCAATTGTTGAGGTATGTTAATTAACTCATCTAAAAAAATTATTCCATGAGTTTTTTTCTTTTCTAATTCAATCGATAAAAATTGGTATAACATACAAAATGAATAAATATATGGGTCAATTTTTATGTGATTTCCTAATTCTTTTTGCATATTTTTTTTGAAACTCTTTTTATCTAATGCAATGAAGCTAAATTCAATATCTAGTTCAAGAATTAAATCTACAATATTATCTAGAATTTTTAAATTATTTTGCCAGTCCTTTATATGAAATATAGATTTGTGAGGTGGATTGAAAATTTCATTAGTATGAATTTCTATATCTTTAAAATAATGGCAAATTTCAAATTTTCTTTTGTTAAAATATCCATTTATTTGATGCCATTTATTATGATCAATTAAAAATGAACCCAAAACAAATATAGGCTGTTCTTTATTATCTAAATCGGTTCCAGTACTTCCACTTTCATCTGCATACATTAAATACATTTTAATTCTCCTTATTTTTAATTTGTTTATCTAAATCATAAAAGAACATTCCAAAAGCATATATTACAAGTAAATATGTTAAAATACTATTTGTACTTCCTGTAATATGAAAATATTCTAAAATATCAGAAAGATTTAAGATACCACCTATAATTATTGTAAAAAATATTAGGCAATATAATATTTTTAATAACGATTTCATTATTTTTAACATTTAATTCTCCTTTTTATACTTTATTTAGAATAATCTTTTTTGTTAATAACTTCAGGATTACATTTATAATCTGTAAAACCCAAACTATGATAAAAATCTTCTATCATTGCTACATCTGGTTCTCTTGTATCAGAGTATTTTTCTATGTAGTATGTCTTTAAAATATATTTTTTGTATTCTAAATGGCAATAATATGTAAAAATATAAAAAATATATAATCCGAAACCTAAATAGTTATTGTATTCATTAAAAATAAAGCCTATAAATAATAAAGAAAAAGCAATTGTAAAAAAATAAAATAGAATATTCATATACTTATTTAATTTCATATTGCTATTTTTCCTCCTTATCTTTTCTAGATTTTAATATTCTATAAATTTCTAAAGCTTCTTTAATATCTTCATCAGTTAATCCTTTTGTATCTATATCTTTGTGAAAAGCAAATTGAAAATTAGCTTCTTCAGCATTTCTTATTTCTGTTTTTCCTAATAAGTAATCTGTTGTTACACCAAAGTATTCTGCTAACTTTATAATAGTATCAGGAGACATATCGCGCTTTTCATTTTCATAATTCGAAATTGTTTGGATAGTGACATTCAAATAATGTGCAATTTTTCCTAAACTTTCTCCTTTTTCAGTTCTTAAAAGTTTTAATCTATTCATTTTTTTCTTCCTTTATATAAATTATAATACAAATTGTTTAATTTGTAAACATATTGTAAAGTTTTTTCGCTAGAGTGTCAATAGATATAAACAAAAAGTTTAAAAAAATCAAAAAAAGTATTGACTTTTTACAAAATGTTTAATATAATGAGTTCAACAATTTGTTGAGGAGGTGCAAAATGAAAAGAGAAAATTTACAAGACTTGAGAAATAACATAGGATTAACACAGAAACAAGCAGCTAACGAACTATCTATAACTAAAGAGTATTTGTCAATGATTGAAAATGCAGTAAGAAATCCTAGTGATACATTAAAAGAAAAGATGTCAAAATTATATAATAGAAGTATAGCAGATATTTTTTTAGCTATAAACTCAACAAAATGTTTAAAAAATAAAAATGCAGTCTAACACACAAATAAAATAAAGGAGGGGGAGTATGGAAGTATTTATAAAAAATAATTTTGGCTATTTTTTAGGAATTATTTTTACACCTGTTACTTATTACATCATCAAAACTATCAAGAGCACACTCAAAGGCAAAATCAAAAAGAATAATTCCCAAAAACATCATAAGGAAGGAAACACATTTTAGAAATTGATTATTAGTTAGAAAGAAGAGTGGTATGCCAGTGATAGTAAAAGATAAAGAAATATAAAACTGTTTCTTTAGTAATTTTTTAGGGTACTTCGGAAAACTACTTGAAGTAGTAGTTTCAGATGAAGAAGATTTTATCCATTTAAGAAAAGACTTAACTAATTTGCTTAATAAATAGCAAACAACATTTCCGAATATAGCCTGGAATAGCCAATTATTTAATAAGTCATTCATATAAATACCACCTTTCGACAAAATTATAACATGGGCAGAACAAATAAGTAAATAGAACAAGCAAAAACCACAACCGATACACTAAATAATTAGAAAGGGGGATTAGCTTGATGAATACAAATGTAATGAGGTGTAAATTCGATGATAGTTAGAGAGTTTTTAATAGATAATACACAAATTGCAATTGACAATACTTACTATCCACAAACGGAAGAGGAGAAGCAACTTGTTTATGATGAATTTAATAGAATAGGATGCGAAATTATTTTTAAAGGAGCGAAAACAAATGAAAAAACAACTAAAATACAGAATTAGAAGATTAATATTTTTATACATACCGTTTATAGTAGCGTGGGATTTTATGTTTATATTAGCATTTATAAAATAAGTGCTTTGATATAAAAAAATTATAAGAAGGGAGAGTTAAAAATATGAGCGAACAAGATAGAAGAAATGCAAATGATTATCATTACAGTAATTACGAAAGAATTTATAATGCAATAGATTTAGCAGAAGCAAAAGCAATAGCATTAGAAGAAATGCGAATTATAAGTGATGAT